ATATTCAAAACGTGATTAGGGATTTCTCCGCTAATTTCCATTTCTGACGCTTCAATCTCACCAGCTCGAACTCTGTCTAATTGATCGTAAACATCTAGCAACTGCATGGCTCGGTCTAGGTCACGACCCGCATAAGCAGGCATAACATTCTTAGCGGCCTTTAATAAAACCCGCTCGCTCACGTTGCCCATGATCTGCGGGTTTACGCCGCCAGTTGTAACAGCCTGATCGTGGATGCTTTGCAGTCCAGCTTGCGACAGGATCAGGTCATCAGATGTATAATCAAGGTATGGATCTGAAAGCGTATTGACCTGCTGATCTTCTAACGCTTTCAGCGCAGCCTGCCTGCGCTTTTCAATCTTGATGTCAACAACTTCCTTCAAGCGGAACTTGATTGGTATTTCCATTTGACGGAAGCTGTTTTCAAAGTCTGACAATGCGTACTTGTTCTTGCCAACCTTGGCACGCATTTCATTGTAAACGCCCTTAACGCCTTCCTCATACTTCATATCGCCATCAAAGATGTTGCCGATGTCTTCGCTCTTTTCCAGCGTGCGTGACAATTCGTTCAAAGCTTCTTTCGCAGAAAAGATTGCTTCGTTCTTTTGCGTTTCAACCAACATCTTGTAACGCATATTGCTGTACTCAGCAGCCTGCTTTGCAATCTCAGTTACAACGCCGCCTTTCGCCAACGCCGCCTGAACAAATGGCGTAGCGCTCTTTCTAGCCGTAATACGCGCCCCAGGGGCTTCTGATGTTGGGCGCATCTGCGATCTGTATATTGGTATTCTCATCAGCTAAACATCCCACTAGAGTAGCCAAACCGAGCTGCCGATCCAAAGCTCTGGATCAAACTCGTTGTGCCTTGCGCCCTCAATCCAGCAGCCTGCGCACCGCCTTCCATGCGTGACAGCTCTGCGCTTAATCGCGCATTCTCTTGCGCATCATTGATCTGCATGTTGGTGACGGCGTTGTTGAAATCAGCAATGGCTTGGTCATATTCAAACTCACGCGCATTTTGTCGCAACACGCGCATTGGCGTTCCCTGTGAGACATCAATGCCAGCAGCGCTGTACTGTGCGACAACAGATCCTTGGCTTTCGGCAAATCTAAATCGGTCAACTCGCTCTTGTAAGACAGCATTGCGGTTGATGATTTCACGCTGTTTTTCAAGCAGGTCAATGTCCCGCTCAATCAAACCAGCATTGAACTCTCCAACTTCGCGTGCAGCTTCGGCAGCTCTGTTAGAAGCTTTTTTCTCGCTAATACCACCGAGGACTGTCGCCCCTAGTGTTAATATTTCAAACAGTGCCATCTAATCACCTCACAAATCAAACGTATTCATGCGTGGATACAACGCTAGAACCGTCATTGGTAGTGGCTGTGATTGCCGCACATAGATGCGATCACCGTCAGTGAAACCGCCCGCAAACTCGATTTCTTTGTCTCCTGTGAATAATGGCACAGCTTCGTCCATATTCATAGAGCTGTCACGGAAAAAGATGCGGTCAGCGTTGTCGCTGTCTGTCCCGACTTCTGCACCGACAGTCTCATGAAAACGTATCGTAATATCGTGGATACGCTTTGGCTTACCTTGAGATGTGCCGTCAGATGATCCAGCTTCTAGGCGCAGCGTTTGCATTTCGCTTGTGTAGCCAAATCCCACAGCTCCGCTTGTTGCGCTAAAATCCAACCCTATGCCACCGCCAGAAACAACCTTGTCAGCATGCGTTGCACCATTCGCAAGCACCGACATTGTTTCACCTTCTAGGTGATACAGGCCAGACAAACTTGTTGTGGCTGACCCTGCGTAAACCAAACCACTATCAACAAAGAACGCAGCAGTCGTGTCGCTGCCAAAATCATACGGCTTCATTACTTCAACGTATCGCTTTGTAGTACTATTAATAGTACGCTTCACAATCATATAAAGCTCATCTTCGCCGCTGTCTGTTGGTAGCGTAATAATGCTTTCCACAACAGCCTGACCGCCATCAAATGAGCCACCAATCACATGCTTGTGCCACGCAACCACTTCCTCTTCCCGGCGATACGTCAGGCCAAGCAGCGTGCCGTCAGCTCGACGCGCCCAGATAATGCTTTCTGGTTCTTGCTGATAGGCAAACTCTTCAATGCCACCCTCAGTCAAATGTTCCGCAAGGATCGTGATGTCAGGAGCTGCATAGCCTGCCACATCAACCTCACCGATATAACGGAACTCTCGCACCTTACGCGCACCGCGCTGGGCAAACAAAGTAACGTCAGCAACTTGGACAACTTCGCTATCAATGCATCCATAGTTGGAATATTTGCGGATCACAGTTGAGGTGGGCGTAACTGGCCCGCCGTTTGTTGTTGTTAGAACGTATTCACCGCCAGATGTGCCAATATTCAAAATCCGCGTTGCGGATAAGTATCGGATTGCGTTCACTTTGTTTGACGCAATTGTATAGATCAACGCATTGTCGTCAGCCGAGCCTGTCGTAAAGTTTAAATAGTCTGCACTCTTGGAAAACCACAAAGTTTGGGGGTTGTTGTTCGTCGCGCCAAAAACCAACCTTTGCTCAAAGAACGAAACAACAGATGGGTAATTGTCTGTGCCAGTTAAAGACGGGACAGGAGAGCCAGTTATTGACGCTGTGCTAATAGTCCAAGCATTGTGATCTGTTCTTGATAGTGTGCGAACTGCATGGCTAGGGTGAACCAAATACATAACATCAGCAGACTGTGCAAACCGCACATCGTTAATTTGCGCAGATGTATATGGGACGCTGATTTCATAAAGTTTATCAACACTAATTCCTGTGCCGCCGTAAGCTGTGTATGCGGTTGTGTCTATGTCATTGCCGAATAGGTCAGTTAAAGTGAAAGTATTTGTTGTGGCATTAGCAATTAAATAATTTCGGGCCGATAACTCAGTCATGTCTGTGCTATCGTTGTACAGATAAACCTCGTCACCATCGCTAAGACCGTGCGCATTGCTTGTCAAAACGCCTGGGTCAGCAAGAGTAATCGCAGTGACAGTCTTTTCATCATCTTCTAAAACCTGCAAGCCATTACGGAAAACACGCATATACTGATCGCCAAACTCTAGCGCATAGGTATCAGAAGTTTTGAACTCAAATGGAATGAGCCGTGTCACGCTTGAACTGTCTTTGACTTCCCCAAGGTATTCTGTGCCCGGACGGCGCGTCACGCCGCCGTGTGGCTGCACAATCATGTTTGTCAGAGTAGACAGCCCCTCGCGGTACTTTTCAATCGTCACGCGCCCTTCTAGGCGCGGTGAGATCTCCCCTGCGGTGAATGTGCTAATCGCTGGTGCAGATCGCGCCATTTAGAACCTCGCTTCAATAAACTCGCTGGCCTCTAGTCGCTGTGGCGCACCTTCGGTTCCGTCTACAAATGTTGCTTGTTTCAATTTGTCAGAATACTCGGCAGCCATCATCTGCTTAACCGTGTTTGATCCTGTGATCGCGTAGCTAACCTCAAACGCCAAAGCGGCAGCCAGAACATCAATTAGGCTGGCATCATACTCTTGCGGGTCAGTCACCCGAGCAACATACTTAATCTTGCATATGCCTTCGTCAGAAAGCAGCTTGCGACCCTCAATGACAAACACAGGGCCGCCTGTATTACTAAACATATTGTCCTGCGGATACGACAATGTGCCGTTGCTAAACTCTAGCACGCGCAAGCAATATGGATTGGTTGGGAGTGCGTACTGATTTGCATAACCAAATGCAGGCGCTTCGCTTTCTTTTGCAAGCTCAGTTCTGCGGATCAAGCAGTTCCAAGGATGCGCTCGAAAGACGCTATCCCGAACACTATCAAAACGCTGATTGATCAATCGCGCTGGCTTACTGTTTTCATCAAAGCTTGAGATATTATTGGCTCCCAAACTGTTCAGCGCGTAGTTGGCAATGTCAACCGTACTGGTCATCAGCTATCTCCATGTAAAAGAAGGGGCGGCGAACCGCCCCGTCTTATTTAGTCAACCACATACTTGATTGTCACTTCAATAGTACCAGTGCCAGCAGCACCGCCCATTGTTACTGTCACAATCACGCCATCCTCATCAGCGTCTAGTTCTGAGCCTGAGCCTAGAGCTAGTGTTGCAAGGATGTCTACCTTCTGAGCAGAAGTTGATGCAGCAGCAGCTTTGTAAGCAGCAGCCGCAGCAGATACCGCAGTGCCATCTGCATTGTTGTATGCAGCGTGACCAACTGACAGTGTTGTTGAAGCACCTAGAGCGTCATGCGCCAAAGAACCTTCCAACAAACGTGCGCCGTCTGGTAGAGTAAACATCTCAATAACGTCACCAGACGCTAGTGAAGATGCCTCGTATGTGCCATGAGCCACGCGGATACGACCGCCCATCTCATTAGCTTTGTTCATCACGGCTGGAGTAGCGCGTGTGTTAGTGCGTTGTGCTGAATATACAGTAGCCATTTGTCAGTCTCCTTATTATTCGCTACACGCGATTTCAACGACTTTGGCTTCCTCCATACGCGTCGCACCTACTGATTGACAGTAGTAAACTTGCGTTGCGTATGACTTGTCAGCACGTTCATCAATGCGAGCTGATGGCTCTTTGCCAACCGCTAGTTTGATGCCGTCACCAGCAAACGCGATAACCTGGCGGTCACCTGATCCGTCTGTTGTTAGACGGTTGCTTACATGGAATTGGAAGCCGACGAATGTGTTGATTTCACCCATCGCCAACGCCTTGACGGTGTTGTAGTCGCTTGATGTTACAGTCGTGTTGTTCAACAAGTCAGAGATTTGCTTTGGCGCACAAACGATGTGACGAGCGATTGACGGATCAACATTGCCCTCGTCCAAGATTTGTTTCGCCTCAACCAACTTCGCAATGGTCAAACCAGATGATGCAACTGCAATTTTCTGATCTGATGGTAGCGCTGTTGATGTTGAACCCTCTTTACCTGTGTACGCTGTACCTAGAGCAGCAGCAATGATAACATCATCCATTGCGCGACCCATAGCAGCAGCAGCAGCACGGCTGTAGGTTGATGTCGGATCAACAAGCAAACGCACTTTGTCTTGATCGTCGATCAAGTCTGCGTACTCGTAGTCAGACATAGTAACCATGCGGCGTGAGTGTGGTGTGTCCACAATAGGTGTGTCCGCGTGGCGTGATGTGCGTAGAACAGCAGCCGCTGATCCTACTTGGTCAAAGAAAGCTTTCTCGCCATTGACAGTTTCCGTATCTACCGCTGCACGCAACAGAGAACCCATCTGCTGTGATAGCATCTGGACGTTTGAGGAAAACTGATTGACAAAAGCTGTAGTGATTTGAGTAGACATTATGTCATCCCCTTACAGTTTCAGTTTACGATTTGCTGCGCTTGGTTATCCCTTGCGGGGCCGTGCTACTGCTTAGGGCAGCTACTCCACTTGGCTTACAAGTTTGCACGCGGGCCTTTCGGTTGTCCGCTACATATACTCCCTAAGTCGCAGGACTTCTGCAACGTAAGTGTCATGTTCTGGATGCATCTTATCAAAATAAGGGCCATCTCGTCTAGTCATCTCTGCAACTTGGCGTGATGCCTCTTCTGGTGTCATAATTAGCTCAGTTGGTTCACCCACCAAATTGTCTTCGCCAATCTGCTCTGCAAGCCGCGCAAACATACGAACAACGTCAGGGTGATCGCCAAGCATGCGACCATCGGAAAGCTGAACCTCTTCAAACATTTCCATGCCTTCGTTGCCCAGCAATGTCCGCGCAGCGCTCTGTGCAAGCCCCATACGCTGCTCAAACGCCTGACCGAACTCTTGCCGCAATTCTTGCTCTGCCGCGAACACAGCCTCTTCTGTGCGCGTCTGCGTGGCTGTCTGAGCGTTTTCTGATAGGTTGTTTATAAACTGCTCTAGCTTTGCAACCTGTCGCGGCTGTAACCCAGCCTCAAACACTGTATTGCGAAAGTTTGCAGCCTCCTCGTCAGACATAATTCCTGACACATCAAACTCGTAAGCATCTGCGCTGTCTGGGCGGCCCACTGCCGCATACCAATCATTGTACTGGTCATCCGTCCAGCTCTGACCGGGCTTCGCAACTTTGTCAGCTCCAATCATGCGCTGAGCATTCACATAACTCTTTGCCAATGCTCCCGGGTCAGTGAACGTGCGCAAGCTTGGCTCATTGCGCAAATCTTCTGGTAAACTTTCTAAAAAGCTAACTGGTGCCGCCTCCGCTGCAACAGCTTCTTGAGACCCTACATCTGGGGTTGCCTCTTCGCTCATACTTTATCCTTCTCTTCGGACAACATTCTGACGATCAGCAGCACAGCTGCGCGTTGTCCTTCATTAAATGCAGTTTCATAAGGATCGCCAGAAAACGTGGTTGCCTCAAACCCAAATCGAGTTTTGAGATCACTCAATACTTGCGCACCGTCATCCGTATTGAACGTGCGCCTATAAGCCAATTTTAAATCTTCGACCTTCTTCATTCTTGTGAAGCCTTAATCAGTGGAGCAATCTTGCCACCAGCCTCAGCCGCCATCATCTCTTGCTGCATCTGCTGCTGCATCGCTGCCTGCTCTGCGTTCTGACGGCGCACCTCTTCAACTTCTGCCGTGCCGCGTATCACACGCGCTGGCAGGCCAGCAGTCTCAACCAAATACTGCACCATCGCATCGCCATCCAAATAATCCGTAACAGGCGCAACTTGGCTAACCTGCAACAAAATCTCAAACCCACGCAGCATCGCCTGCAAGTCTGTTAGCTTCTGAGCCTTGGCAAGAGGTGAAACATACTCTATGTCAATGTCCTGACCTTGAAGCTCCTCGGGCGGTGCTGGGAGAAGGCCCGCCCGAAGGAGCAATGCAAAGGATCGAGAGATTAGCGGTTGGAGCAGTTCTGCTTGAAGGCGACCAAGGACAGGCCCAAGCAGCCGCATTTTCTCTTCGTTCCTCTGCAATACCTCTGTCGCAGTCATTGTCGGCCCTTGGCCTAACAACAACTGGTCAACATAAAACGCCTGCCGAATAGCATTGCGGCGTTGCTCTTCCATATTCAAGCCCAAGGGATTGTTTGCGCCAATGTTCAATGGCTCCAAACGATCCCTTGTGCCAGAGCGGTAAAAGTTTAATGCGCCAGGCGTTGTACGCACTGGCATCATAAATCCATCATCAGGCACCATCAACGGCGGGTCAATCTGCTTCTGTGCCGCCTTGATCGTTGTCTCAGACATCTTGTTCAACATCTTAACGTCAGGCAGCGCTGTCATCGCAGGGCTGCGTCCGTACATTGAAACACTGTCTTTGACAAATCGCGGACACATGAACGGAAACTCATCAAAGCCGCCCTCTGATAATAGCTCTCGGTTGTCAGCTAAGTAATAAACAGACGCAACAGGCTTTTGCTTTGCCAACTTACCTTTCGCCTCGCCCCGAGGGAATACTGCATGAATAACCTCATGCTCCTTATAAGGGTCTTCTTCTAAATCTTTTGCCACAGTCTTTGGCAATGTCGCCTGCGGAAACTGCATGCCAATTGCCCGCGCAGACAGCTTAAACTTACGATACACAGTATCAACACGACCATCAGGGTCTTCACTAATACAAATCTCTGCAATGTGACGACACGCAAACCGCAGGCCATCTGCCTCAGCAGAAACATAAAACGCACCAGTGCCAAACACCACCAAGTCATAATACAGCTCATGGATCTCTTGCTGGAAGTTTGACCGATTAAAATGCTGATACATCTGATCCATGCACAGCTCCAACCACTCATTGGCAGCGTCATCACGCTGCAAGCCTGGATCACGATACCGCATCGAAAACCACGGCGTGCTTGGAGATGTCAACATGCCATGCAGACTAGATGCCAACAGCTCAACAGCGTGGATCGCCGTGCCGTCATAAATCAATTCAGTCCGCTTGTCGCCCTGCGTCCGCTTCTTGGTAATGTCAGCCTTGCGCGGCAACATAAAGTCTGCCAGCTCCTGCCAGTGCTTTTCCCAGTTTGTCCGCTGCGACTGCAACGTCTTATATCTCTTATCTAAACGCGCAACCAGCGGATTAACTTGTACCATTAGCCTATCCCATAATTAGTCATTAACGTGCGCTTGGGGCGCACCTTCTTGTCCTGAACGCCAGCCAATGCACCGCCCTGCGTCCGTCCCGCCATTTTCTGCTGCGCACGCTCTAACGGATCAACTGTCGCCTGCCCCAACATCGCGGCAGGCTGGGCAGCGTTGCCGCCCATAATTCCAGCTATATTCGTCAGCTTCTTTTTCTCAATCAGCATGTCATCACCCAATCAGTGAACGGCGGCGGCGGGTCTTGCCCTCTTCCTCGCCCGATCCAATCAAACCGCGTGGCGTTGTAAGAATTGTGGAGCGACGACCTTTTTCATAAAAATCAATCGCTTTATCTTCAGCCTTACCAACAGATGTTGGACGCGCAGCAGCAGCCTCTGCCTTGCCTCCAGCCGCTGTGCCTGTTGATATAGTTGTTACGTTGGTGGGCTTCTCAGGAGATATATCTTCTTTAACAGCTTCAGGCTCATATTGAGTTTGAAGCTCGGCAGCCTCTTCCCCTGTCGCCTCCTCCAAAGCTGTTGTTTCTTCCTCAGTCGGAAAGGTAACTTCAGCAATTTCTTCAACTTCTGTTAAAGGCTCATCAACTTCTGGCGGCAGTACAGTATCCACTTCTGGTGTCGGCTCTGGTTCTGGCTCTGGCTCTGGAGTAGGCTCTGGCTCTGGAGCAGGCTTTGGAGCAGGACGATCATCATCATCGCGCTGCGTAGTCGCAGCTCTAGCCTTTGATGCCTCAGTCCTCTCCTGATAGCTAGAAATCGCCTTTTCACTATAACCTTGATCACGCAAAGTCTGAGCCTGCTTTTCTTTGCTTTGACCAAATGTGGACAGCCCCATCTTAATGTCAGTCGCTAAACTAGATGCCGTGCTTTTGACAGTTGGGGCTGTGCCCTTCCCCGCACTTCTCTTTGGCTTATCATCATTGCCGCCGCCACCACCGCCGCCGCCGCCAGAATCTCCACCACCCCAAACAATCTGGGGCGCAAAACCTAATAAATTATGTAACGTGTGCTTCATGCCAAGCCCCTTTGTTTGGGAAAACTCCTGACCTTTTCCCTCTGTGCGCAAAAACTTTATCTACATCAGGATACTGAACATAAAACTGCTTTCGCATCTCTTTGCATATCCATAATACATCACTTGTACCATTTGGCGCAATCATGTCCACAAAAACCATCATATCACCGCTACGCCGCCCAAAAATCTCAGGCCCGCTGTAGTCCCGGCTGTCAAACTCTTCTTGCGTCATAAATGCCCAAGTAATCAAACCAACGCAATCATCATCCCGATAAAACACCCGAAACTGATCATTCTCTATGGCAGGCAACAAGCGCCACGCAATCGTGGAACACGGAAACCCCCTATACGGCTCAACAGAACACCAAAGCTTTAAAGCATCCTCTTTACGCCGCAAATGGATCATAATCCATCACCGCCCTTGCCTGAGGCGCAGCCATGCGTCCTCGATCTTCTCGAATGCCGACTGCCAAATACCTGAAAGCATCCGCAGCATGCGACGACCAATCATGGACAGGTGCCGCCCTAAAGCTTCTAGTGCGCTCGTTATACGCCCGATGATACTGCCGTAAACATTCCAAGCCATGCTTGCACTTCTCTCTGTCAAACCAAACACGCGGCAACAACATCTGTGCCGCATGGATGCCATCTTCAACTGGCAGCTTAGGAACAACGCGGAAGTTTAACCCCAAATCCCAAGCAACCTCTCTCCTACTCTTCCCAGATCCAAGCTCCCGAACCTCAATATCATGCGGGGCGTTGTGATCCCCATACAGATACCCCTTGCTGTTCAAAACCTTGCAATAGTGAGGCAACCCCGCACCCCGGGCTTCATAAAAGTCTATAACATGTATAGCACGCCCAACCGTTTGCGTAAACCATATCGCAGTGCTGTCGCCAACACCCAGATCAAACCATGTATCAACCCGAACGCTCGGATCATACGGAACATTCGTAATCCGACCATCTATCTGCGCAACTTCCATCTCCTTGCCATACACAGCGCCAGGGACATTCGCATTCCAGCTACACTCAAATTCCTGCGCATACTGATCGGCAGTCATCATAACCCGAGCAGCCTCAAGCTCCTCTTCATCCAAAATTCCTGTCTCGCTTGCCTTATACACAGCAGCCAGCCAATCAGGATTGCCAGACGCCTCCTCATACTTATCAAAGAAAGCATTGTGGCCTTTAGGAGTACCGACAAACACGCACCACCCCTTGCGATCCGACAACGCAGGCCGAATCACTTCAGGAAAAACATTCTCTGGCATGTCCGCGACCTCATCCATCACGCAGCCGTCAAGATAAATACCGCGCAGGCTGTCTGGGTTCTCAGCGCCAAGCAGCGATATTCTCGCGCCGTTTGGCAGATCGCACCGCAATTCAGTCTCGTGAAACTTTACATTCGGGATCTTGCCCGCAAATTGTTTTATATAATCCCACGCTACGTTCTTCGCCTGACGATAGGTGGGTGCCATGTAGGCAAACCGGGGGTTGTCCTTTGCCGACATCAAAGCATCCCGCAAGATATGATTGATCGCCCACACCGTCTTCCCAAAGCGGCGGTGGCAGACAACAACGCCCCAACGCTTCGCCTGCATTTCATTGTGCAGCTTTAACTGTAGCTCTCTCGGCTCATACGGTATCTCAATATGCGTCAATGCTCTGTGACCTCTTCCTGATCTTCGTAAATCAGTATCCCGTGCTTCTCCAAGATAGCCTCGTATACATCAATAAGCAACACTGCACATTCAAGCTGCTTTGACATCGAGGGAGATATGAGGATGCCATCTCGTAAGGCGCTTAGGTGGTTCAGCAGTGCATGCTGCTCGGCAGTCAGAGGATCAGTCAACATCCCGCTCCCATAGGTGATATATACGCATATAGCGGCGGGCGGTTTTTCGGGGGGTGGGGGTGCCGGGTTGCACAAAACGCATGGCTTATCGGCAGTCGTATAACAGCTATTATGTTAAAACTTTTGTAAGCCTTTGTTATTGCTGCGGAAAATATCAGACCGAGCCATGCAATAAATGCAAACCACAAGATGTAGTGGTTGCCCTGCCTGATTGCCTTGGCTCCGAGGAAGTCCAGCCAGCTCAACTCACGCGCGTAGCTGTCAACGTCAGGATGTGTCGTATACACATAATTTGGCATCAATGCTTTGTCGCCTGCTTGCTGTCTTCTTGCTCATCGTCAGGTATCGCATTGACTGCAACATCACCGCCAGCCCAGCTTATTGTAAACGTCTGAGCTTGTGGCTGATCCTCTTTCTTGTCGCGTACGCCCCACGGCATGTTGCGTGCTAGCGTCCACTTCAAGCTGTCGATCTCAAGCCTACGACGATTGACCTCAGCGTTAAGCTCACGAACATCAGCGCCTTGCGGCAATGGCTCTTGGGCCAATTTTATGATTTGGTCTGTGTGGTACTCACTCTGCATCACGCGGCCCCGACGATATATCTCGTACAGCTCTTCGTTACGCAGCACAGCTTGCATCACGCCTTGGTATGTCGGCATGTTCGCTGACTTCAGTATGTCCTTGAGAGTTTCACCAATAGCCAACCTGTCTGCAATCTTGTGCATCAGGTCTGCGTCAATCTTTACAGGTTTCTTTGCCATGTCTTACCTCAATTCTGCTAATACGACTTTACCACAAAAAAGGCCCAGCGCAATGCTGGGCCAGTTCAGTGAGGCAGATTGCGCAGAAGGAAATGGGTAAAGCTCTGCGCTATCAAGTACCATCACGTTATCACCAAGGTATCGGATCATCAAATGTTTTTCCTTTGATGTCGATCATCTCTGCGCCGGGGAATGATTGCTTGGCTGCCTTCTCCAGCTCGCCCATCCAATGCTCCCGAAAGTATCTATAAGCCAGCGCAACCTCACGCAGCGTTAGCAGCTCCAACTCAGGCCGCTGTTCTTTGATCGCACGCCAACCTCTGCCGTCACGCATGATGCCAAACAGCTCGCCATCCACCTCAACCTCCCAGACATCCGTACACGCCTTCTGAGCGCCCACACGCTCGGCTTCTTGATCCATTGCCTGCAACCCCCGCACGACAACCTCACAGCGCTTTCTACACTCTTCTACATCATTGTCTGCAATCGCTGCATTCATCTTGGCAACCGCACTGCCATACTTCTGTGCCATCTTGACATCTACCAGCTCGGGCAACCGATCCGTCCCCCACTTCCGATCCATCTCGATCACCAGCCTGTCAACTGGGGCAACCGCGTAATCGCACATGATGGCATCCTTGGTCTGATTGCCATGTAAGATCCGATCCGATTTCTTTTGTCTTTTAGTCTGCTTCATCTTTCTCACCTCACTAATCTTCCTCACCTTGAACCGAAGCCCTCACTTCCCCTCCTCACCTCTATGCATATACATAGAGGAGGTGAGGAGGAAGAATTTCAGGCGCTTTTTTCCTCACTTCCTCACCTCTTCCTCACCTTGGATTTTAAGGTGAGGAAGGTGAGGAGATTTGCTAAACTTCGTCCCATTTAATCATCTCCCCGACAACCACACACTGGACATCTCTGCCTTGGCGTTTGTCGTACATCTCTGCTGCCTTCAAGACGTTTGTCTTCAACCACTGCTTGACGATTGCCTTGATCTTTGCCTTGTCTCCGGGCTTCTCCATGTCGAGCTTTAGCTCTTCGGCGACAGCCTGCCCGACATACTGCTTGGCCTGCACGTTCGCCTTGTACGGCGTTTGGTTGGCCTCTGCCTGTTGTACAAGTTTCTGTACGTTTCTGGCATTGTCGGCTGTCACGCCGTCAAACAGGTCAGGCAGCTTAAACTCCGTGGCAACCCCGATGTGTTCGCCGTTTGCAATCTCGACTGACTGCATGCGTCTGTAGACTGCCTTGTCTGATGGCGGTGCCAGGTTTGCCTTGCCGTCATCAACTCTGAATATGCCGAGAGCTTCGTGTTCGTCTACGCCGAGCGCCATTGCATCTTCTGGAGTTATTCTGTTGATCACTCTGGCTGCCCGGGCTGCCCCGATGAGCGATCCTGCACCTCTGACGCTGTCAATCGTTGCGTCATCACCGTTGCCTTTTCTGATGTGGTGTACGAGCTGGACTGAGCTGTTTGTGTCTCTGGCGAGCTTTCTGAGCATTGCCACGACTGCTTGGATGCTTCCATTGTTGTTCTCGTTGACGAGGTGTGCGCTGACAAACGGATCGAGGATGACTGCGCCTATGTTGTTTTCTTTGATGACGCGGATCATGGCTGCCAGCATGTCATCATTTGTAATCAGCCCATCCCTACCTTCTGCCGCGAGGGTGATCTGCATGGTGTCTTCGCCGTCCATGAACAGTCGGCCTTTGATGTCTTCTGGCTTGATGTTGTAATGCTGCATGGCTGCGATTGTGCGCATCTGCATTTCGCTGATTGGATCTTCAAGGTTGATGATCCAGACGTTTGTCTGCTCCTTTACGTCTACACCGAGGAGCGGCTTGCCTGTTGCGATTGCCAGGGCTTCCACGATTATGGCTGATGTCTTACCAATACCGCCTGCCGAGGCTGTCACACTGATGTACTTCTTGATGTAGTCGTAGCCGTACACCCACTCCCTGCGCGGCAGCGTGAGCGCGTTGAACATATTGTAGGGCGTAGGCCATGATTGCTCTGTTTCCTCATTCAGTGCCTCGTTCTGCTGCTCCATGCGCTCCTGCACGGGGTCTGGAGGCGGTGTCCATCCCTTGTTTCTGGCACCGTCTATTGCCTTCTGCACTTCGTTGCGTGTGTCGTCTACTGTGTAGCCCGCCAGGGTGAAGCTATCTGTTATGGCGTGGATCTCTTCGTCTGACAATCCTTTGGTGACGTATGACCCTACGAGGCGCACCATGTTTAGGTGCCAATCGTCACCTGCTAGTACGTTCTGCACTGCCAGTTGCCGATCCATTGCTTGCTGCCCGAGGTCTATGTTGATCGTGCTAGCTGCCTGTGCTTCTAGCTTTGGGAATGCCCTTGTGAGGCGATCCATTGGCTGCGGATCTCGATCCGTACTAAATTCTGTACGCATTGTGACCAGCTCTGGGACGTAGCCTTTGTCCTGCTTCTTTTGGTTGGGCCATGAGACTGTGCCTGCCACGCGCATAATGCGGCTTGGGTTGATGACTGCCGGGTCTGTCTGGAGGCTGGCGGCGATTGACTTCTGGACTTCGCGCCATGCGTCTAGGTT